GTGGTGCTTTCTACTTTAGCTAAACGCTCTGCCAGTTCAGCATTACGTCTTTCAAGTGCGCTAATTTTGTTACGTGCTGTAATGTCGCGTTGTTTGGCTAGTTCTTTCTTTAGCCTGCGCTCTTCTCTGCGAGCTTCACGAATTTTTTCACGATCTTCATCGGTCTCTTCAGGATCAGAATCCACCTCACCGCCAGCGGCAGCTTCTGCGGGTTCTTCATCGTCCTGATCGTTGTCATCTGCTTCATCGACAACTTCATCTTTTGGTTTATCTTCTTCTGGGAAGTGATCTACATGTTCTTCCAGTTTGGCTAAAACCGAGCCATCATCTTGTTCCTTAATCGGAACGTCTTTTTCATTTTCTGCCATAATTTTCTTTCAAAATTAGTCTACAAACGCCTTCATCTGCTGCGCATGCTCAAACGACTTGATGCGTGAGATGATTTCACGTGCCTGGATGGTAATAAACACCACTGGGGCGCCATCATCACCTGGGCTTACAACAAAACGGTCACCGCCGTACTTGATGGTTCTAACCAAATCGCCTTCTTTGCACCAAGGGCCTTCAATCCAAGGCTCTAAGGTATCTGGCGACTTATATGCTAGTGGGCCAATCTGGCGTACTTTAGCTACAGTCTCGTTAAAACGTAACGTCTGTCGGGTTTCGTCAACTAAAATGATTCCGCCCTTACTTTTTGCCTTTTCCCGTCGTAACTGCACTAAAACACGGTCTCCGGCTACTTCAATACCTGGATCAATGTCTGGAAAGCACTCGGCTTCAGAACGAAGATCTGGGTCTTCTTTTTGTGATAAATCAAACGCCATTCGGCAGTCCTTTCTTGAATCTTACGATTCGTCTTCGTCGTCTTCCGTTAAAATTTCATTAATAATGTCCAACGTAATTACAAAACCTTCGTGTCGTCCCACCAATCTCTGGTAGTCTTCAAACGAATTTACGTTAGTCCCCGCGGTAACGGATTCCGCTAGTGATTTTTGCTCAGCCTTTACACGACCGATAATTTCAGATAAAAAGTCCTTCATATTTTTACTAATGCAAGTATACGAAGGAATCCGCCCTAAAATTAATAAAAATTGCCGCCTTTGATATCTTTAAGGTTTTTGCCTGGGCCGATTGGCTTAGCATTTTTTAGATTACCTTGCTTGGCGCCGATCTTCCAGTTGTTATCACGATGCGAGCCGGATGGGCCAGCGTCGAGGTTTTTCTCTCCAGGGCCGCCGCCGCTAGATAAGTGACCAGTCTCCTGGTAAATTTGACGAAAGCCTTTTAAATTTTCGGCCATGTTATGCTCCTGTGGTGGGTTTTGGTTGTAGTGCTGCCTGGATAGCTTGTTTGGCCATTTCGGCGTCGGTCATAAATTGCTGTTTTTCAATCTCGATACCATGCTGACGGATATCTTTCTCTGCTTCGTTTACTGCCTGGATACCAAGCATGGCTTGCTCTTGGGCGAGCGCCATTTCTTGATTTGTTAGTCCTGCCTGTGCCTGCATCGCTGCCACGCGCTCGCGCGAGGAGTTATTCATGCTGTTAATTGCAATGTTGGTGGAGTTCTTTTGGTTATCGAGCTCAGTTTGTACCTCGTACTTGCTCTGTAACTCCAGCACCTTACGCTGCAATTCGGCGATCTTGAGTTCGTAATCTTGCTGGTCTTTTTGCTGCTCCAGCTGCATTCTAAGCTGTGCCTCTTGCTGTTTACGCTGAGTCTCAGCCAACTGAGTCTTGAGCAACACCTGAGCAGTTGGATCTTGTGATGCAATCTTTTCCATCTGCGCCTGTTGTGCCTGCTGTACCTTAGTAGCCAACTCTTGAATCTGTTGAACATAGGGCTGCATTATGGTCTGTGCGTCTTGTCCAACCATCTGTGAGGCCAACGCCAACGCCTGCTGTGATTCCAAGTCTAATGGTTTTTCTTGGTGCAACTCTAACGTGTCTCTGCCACCTTGCGCCTGCGCAACGTACGAGCGCATCGATTGTAAGTAATGCAGCGTTAAGTGCTGCTTGATGTGCTCTAGTGCCAGGGGAGCAAACGATGGTCCAATTACAGGGTTGCCACCGTAGGCTGGGTTCATCGCGTACTCTAAATGAATCTTAATGTGGCTGATGTGGTCCTGGTCTGGGTATGCAGCCGCGGGTCTGCCCATCGTCATCGAGACGTTTTCGAGTGCAGGATTAGATTCTTTTGCGCCGAGTGGGTTTGGAAGTATCTCGTCGACGTTAGGAACTTTTAACTGGTTTAACACTCGGCGATATGCGGCACGAACGTCAAACATTCCAGGGGGCGCAGAGGTTGCCATCTGCAAAATAGCCTGGTTCTGTGCAAGACGTTGTGTCTCGGAGAAAATGTTGGGGTCAGATACTGGGCGTACGTCGCTGTTGTACGAGAAGTCACGTACGCGAATCTCTTCACCAGACTGGTTGTCCATCTCTTCCAGGTACCAGTGATTGATACGGGAGATAATTGCCAGTGATTTAGCTTGGCTGCGATGTAGTCGTGCATGAATGCTGGAGAATACTTTAGCGCCTTGCTCGATGAGAGCCTGGGCCGTACCAACCGGCATGTTGTTGTTTGCCTCGCCAATTTTTTCTTCTGCTGTGGTGACAACACCTTTAGCGGCGTCAGTTAACCAGCCAAGCAGGTTGTATAGAACCGATGATGGTTGGTTAAACGGCATTGGCATCGCAATCTTGCGAACGTCATCAACACCAGGTGCTCCCTCAATCTCTACTACTTGCGTAGGCTCGATTCGATCGCTTTGCCCACCAATTCGTCCACCCTTGAGCTTAAGTAGCGTTTGGGAATTGTTAATATGCGCCGCATCCAAGAGAGCACGTAGAGCACCAGTGAGAGCAGCGCTAAGACCACCAATAAGATGGGGAAGGCCAATAGCATAAGCGCCACGCCAAGGGATAAATTTAAACTCGACATACCAGTCCAGTTTTTCAAACTTTTCATCATTTGCTTCCCAGTTACGATACAGACCCAAGACTTTACTTGTGGTCTCATCAATCATTAGAATATAAGGAGCACGTTGTCCTTTTGTTTCTTCGTCTTCTTCCAGACGCATGAAACATGTAATCTCGTAAACACGACGCAATCCGTCAATGTTCTTAGAGGGCATGTCTTTGCCCTCAATCTTGTTGTTTGCTTTTTCAGATTGTGTCTGGTCATTTAGCGGGGCATCAGACGTATACTCGCTGTTAATGTCAACATAAATACCAGCGTCAACACGTTGCAAGAATGTATCTTCGGTAATGTCTTGTACTTCGGTTACACGTTGCGCTGTGTAGAAGTTTGTTGACGAGTACGGTAGCAAGATGTTATCAATCGCAACCCATTCACAGATCGGACGCTTTTGCTCTTCGTCCCAGCGCCACTTTAAAAACTGCGATCCACCAAGTGGAAGTTGTGTGAGAAGTTGTTCCATCTCGTCACGATACTCGGGTACTTGCTCTGTAAGCTGCCAGTTAAGAAAGTTAACCTTGCGGTTAGCAGTATCCTCTTTAACTCGATCTGCTTCGCCCTTGATGTTAGACTTAACTAAACCGTCGGGCGGAAGTAATTCTTTAGCCGTCGAAGCAGCGAAGTCAACGCAAGCCTCTGCCATAACTGGGTGCACAACTTTAGAGGCCCCGTCAAACGTCGCCCCTCCTGGTGCATCTTTTCCAAGCCCAGTTCTACGCAATCCTTCTTCATATTGTTTATCTCGTTGTGAACGCGACTCTTTGTCTACGTCAATTAAATCTAAATATTCCGTTGCCAGAGCCTGCAGTGTGCCCTCATCAAACACTTCAGCCAAGTTCTCGTAGAACTGTGGGTTTTTGCGTGGGCTTTGTTTCTCTTGGTAGTTGACAACAACAGAACCATCTTCTAGCTCAATTATTTCCTCTTCAACGTCTCCAGGTTCTAAACCAAGTGTCTCCTCATAGTAGTCCATCTCGGCGTCTTGCGCCATGGCCTCTTGAATGTTTTCTTCGGTGTCAAGACCTGGCAAATTTGCACCAGCTTGAATAGGTAATATTGGATTTGCCATTATTTTTTAATCTTTTTTGAAATTGCGCTAGCCGTTTTTTTAATTGGCTTTGCAAAAGGAAGAACACTTAGTCCAGCAATTCCACCTGTTAGGGCGGCACCACCAGTTTCTCCTTGCTCCAACTGTCGTTTCATTTCTGGTCCTGCGTCAACGATAGAGGTCGCCATCGAGAGTGGGTTTAAAAATTGTAGTGGTAAATATTCTAATCGTTGGCCTTCAGAACCAGTGCCAAATAATCGATCGGCTGGTTTTTCACCAATTAGATTTGCTATTTTATCGCGCATCCAGCTTGTCGCTGTTTGAGGTTGCGCTTGGAAGGTTGGTTCTGCTTCTGGTGCTTGCGCGGCCATTTGGTAGTCGTATGCTTGCATCAAGGCCCGTAACATCTCTGGGCTCATTTGATTGGTTGACCCGCCGTCTGAAAAAAACTTAGGCTGCACGCCGGATTCCTCCAGCAACAACTGCTGTGGCGTCTTTAACATGCCAGGGGAGGCGGGCGTCATGCCGGCCTCTTCCAGTAGTTTTTGTTGTGGGGTCTTTAGAATATTCATTTTGGGCGGGTAGTTATTCCTATTTATACTAATGCACAAATACTACGGGATCCGCCCTACTGGGCGTATGGGTTGGCAAATCGCCTGCTCATGTCGTCATCCACGTAACTATAGT